CCAACAGGGTCCCCTTTTTTTATACATACGTGTATGATAGAAGTAAACCATGCCGCGTGCGATCATGCAGAAGACTGATATTCTTGCTAGAGTATACAAGTTGAAGACTGCCCTATTCAACGGGGAGCACCCCGAAAAATCTGCCGACTGGCATGATGGTGCTCACGAATCCCTAAATAAAATCCTAGATATCCTACAGGAATGGAGAGCATGAAAGATCTAGATTTCATTGACGACTTCTTTGAAGATCAAGACGAAAAACTATTGAAAGAACGCATCATCAAAGCAAAGACTGATGTGCTCATGGAAGAACCCTGCCCCCTTTATGAAGATGACTGACGACTGGCGTTATAGTGACGAAAGAATGGACGTAAGAACACAAGGACTAAACATCCTACTCAAAAAATTTGGATCAGAAATTTGTTCTGATGGATCTCCTCGATATTCCAACCAGAGCATTTACGAGTGCATCCATGACTGGGTATCGCAAGGCAACATTAGAACAGATGGCATCGTCAAGTATTATCAGGCATACTACGCTAAATAGTAGTGCTTGGGAAGACTGACAGATCACATGCCTGCTACTTGGTACAAAGAACAACCTAGTAATAGAAACTATCTATCTCCTTTGGGTTTCCAGTTCAAACTGGAGAACTTTGAGGGGGTAGATTTTTTCTGTCAGCAGGCAAACCTACCCGAGGTGCAGATGCCCTTCACAGAGGTGCCTACGCGCTTCAGGAACATCCCTGTTACCCCTGGCGGGGGTGTTACCTACGGAGACCTCACACTGCAGTTTATAGTCGATGAGGACCTTGTAAACTACAACAGCGTGGTTGAATGGATTAAACAGAATGGCGGTGCGGAAGGACATGAAGTAGATGAGATTTCATTCTCCCGTGGTATGCTACTGATCACCACATCAAACTTCAATGTACAGCACGTCGTAGAATTTGATCGTTTGTTCCCCATATCAATTTCGGGACTGACCTTTGACGCTACACAAACTGACCAGGAATACTTTACAGCAGCAGTAACTTTCAAGTATACTTCCTTTAGAATCCGAACCAGCACTACTATATGAATTTTGACAAACTACATCATTTATTTGAAAGAATTAAAAAAGAGTGGAAAGAGGATAGTTACGTAGAGCACGAATTCCGAAACAAGCAGTACACAACTGACTTGGGAAAGATCTCAATGGAGATCCCTTTCTTGCATAATAAATACTTAAACCATTACACGGATCTTTCACAGGTTAAGACCAGTCTCGAATTTGAATTGAGAAAAACCATAAAGGAAAAACGCGAGTATTACGGAGGAGAGGCAGACGCTCGTACCTACGCCGAAAAACCTTTTGGGTCTAGTATCAAAACAACTGAGAAGATGAGAGTCTATCTAGATGCTGATGAGGACATTATCAACATCGAAGCGAAAGTAAAGTACATTGATATGATGTTGAACTATCTTGATCATGTGCTTAAGCAGGTTTCTGCTCGCAACTACCATGTGAAAAATGCGATTGAATGGGAAAGATTTATTAATGGAAACTAATGTCCGACATCGTTGTTAAGAAGAAGAATGAGGTCTACCTGACACTCAAGTCAGAACCTCATATTCACCATGAACTATCTGATTACTTCTCATTTGAATTACCAGAAGCAAAATTTCTAAAGAGGCAACCCAGATTCAAATACTGGGATGGCATGATTCGTCTGTACTCTCCAGGTACAGGCGAACTTTATGGTGGATTGTTAAATCACCTGAAGGTGTGGGCAAGAGAAAAACGTTACAGCATTGAGTATGAAGAGAATGAATGGTATGGAGAAGCGGAAGAGTCCAATGACTTTGTGTCAAAGGGTGGCGTAAAAGTTTTCATGGATAAGATCTCTAAGTATCAACCTAGAGATTATCAATACAATACAGTTTACCAGGCACTGAAGAACAACAGAGGATTGTTCCTCTCGCCTACAGGATCTGGTAAGTCTCTTATGATTTACAGCATCGTGAGATATTACGTTGCTACCAAGAAAAAGATTCTGCTAGTGGTTCCTACCACATCGCTGGTAGAGCAGATGATCAAAGATTTCAAGGACTATGGATGGAATGCCGATGACTTCTGTCACGCCATTTATTCTGGCAAGGATAAGAATACGGATAAACCAGTTGTTATTTCAACCTGGCAATCAATCTACAAGTTCCCCAAAAGATACTTTGACGACATTGAGTGTGTTATCGGTGACGAAGCACATTTGTTTAAGTCGAAGAGTCTGACAGGTATCATGACTAAACTGCACAATGCCAAGTACCGATTCGGATTCACTGGTACGTTGGATGGCAGTAAGACACACAAGTGGGTGCTGGAAGGACTCTTTGGTTCATGTGAGAAAGTAACCAAGACGGATGATCTTATCAAGAAAGGATACCTTTCTAATCTCCGTATCAAGATTCTCATGTGTAAGCATGAATACCAATACTTTGAGGACTACCATGCAGAGATGGAGTACCTTGTCACTTGCAAAAAGAGAAACAACCTTATCAAGAATCTAGTTGCAGATATTGAAGGCAATACATTGGTTCTTTTCAACTATGTCGAGAAACATGGTGAACCATTGTATGAAATGATAAATAGTGTTGTAGGGGACGATAGAAAAGTATTCTTCGTCCATGGTTCAGTCGATGTTGACGCCAGGGAAGAGGTCCGAGAGATTGCAGAGAAAGAAGACAATGCGGTGATCATTGCATCTTACGGAACATTCTCTACTGGTATTAACATTAAACGTTTACACAATATTATCTTCGCATCACCTTCTAAATCTAGAGTTCGTAATCTACAATCCATTGGTAGAGTCTTGAGGAAGGGAGAAGGAAAAAATATCGCAACACTTTATGATATTGCTGATGATATCTCTAACGATACAAGATCTAATTACACACTAAGACATCTATACGAAAGAGTCAAGATCTATCAAGAAGAGAATTTCAAATATGAAAAACTAAAAGTAGATCTAAGAAAATAATATGGAAGAAGAGTTTTATTCAACTATAAAATTATCTACTGGTGAAGAACTTGTAGCAAAGGTATGTTATTTACCTGAAGAAGATTCTTTACTAATAGAAAAACCAATGCTAGTAGAAGCATTGATTCAAAAAAAGAATGGTAAAAGAGTAGAAGGTTTTATCTTAAAAGAATGGATCAGATCATCTTATGATGATATGTTTATAGTAAAGATGGAACAGATCGTTACTCTAAGTGAGTTAGATGAAAAGATTAAAAGATTTTATCTAGGTAATCTTGATAAAGAAGATCAAGATGAAAACAAGATCAAACCAAAGAAACTAAAGAACAATGGTTATGTTGGTAGTGTAGAGGAAGTCAAGAGTAATCTTGAATCTCTATTTAAAAGAAGCTAATAGATACAGTTATCTTTTGAACCCTTAACAGAGTTAGTTTACTGAGGTTCTGAGGTTTTGTCAAGCCCTATTGACAGATTGTCTGAAATCACTTATACTGCCCATAGGCATAAAAGCAAAACGATGGTAAGGACCAAAAACAAAGAGTATTACGTAAACAACAAAGAGTTCCTCGCTGCGATCGTTGAGTATCGTCAAGCAGTCCATCGTGCCAAGGAAACTGGTGAAGATAGACCTCGCGTTACCAACTACATTGGTTCTTGCTTTCTAAAGATTGCAACACACCTATCGTACAAACCAAACTTTGTCAACTATATGTTCCGTGAGGACATGATCTGTGATGGCATTGAGAACTGCCTCCAGTACATTGACAATTTTGATCCTGAGAAGTCCTCCAATCCTTTTGCTTACTTTACTCAGATCATCTACTATGCTTTTCTCCGTCGAATCCAGAAAGAGAAAAAGCAACTAGAAATCAAAGGCAAGATCCTTGAGAAGTCTGGTTATCAAGAAGTCATGTATACCGAAAAGTATGAAGGTGACATGGCAGGGATGAATGCCTCCTACTCAGATATGGGTAGCATCAAAGAAAACATTGAAACCCGCATGAACCGATGAAAGACGAACCAATTACAGTTGAAGACTACAAGTTAGTCTCGGACGAATTCTTCCAGAAATACAATTACGTTGTAGAACGTATGAATGTAACTGCTAAGGCAGAAGATGTACTGAAAGTCATGGAAGCACTCAGTGGTGCTGTTATGAAAGACAGAGTGAAAAACAAAGTGGGACCTTTTGGATTTAATAAAAATGGAAAACAAGACGGAAGTGAAGAAGGAGTCGATTCTGGAGAGTCTGGGTCCGAATCCGACGATTGAGAAAGAGATCCCTGAAGATG